ATGTATCCAATAAAGCATTAGATACGTTTACGGATTATACCTATTTAATAGAGTATGGCAAGTAATGAATAAAAAGAGACAAAAAAAAAATAGACCCCGCCAAAGAGAAACAAGCCCAGATATTTCAAATTGCCTTGCCTATGGATAGTTTATCCGTGTGCATCCATATATAATGCCTTGATATTGCTAGGTTTTTTGCCGTATGCCTTATTAATTTGGCGTGAAAGCGGGCGATATTGCGGGATTTTTGGGGCTTGCGGGGGAAAATTCGGCCACTTAGTCTATGATACCCTCTCAGATTTTTTCATTATTTATATTTTGGGGCATTCTTACGGGTATATTTAGTCTTATTAGACACCCTTTGCTGCCGATACTTAGGGGAAATAAGGGCTTTAGCTACAGGATTCCTAGCTTTGCCCTTACTTTGTTTCACCTGTTATCTCCAGAACCTTGGATTGTGCCTCGCTCCATACGGCTATTTAGCTTTTGTATGTTGAGTTCAGCTATTTGTGATAAATCAAAATCAATATCATTAGCCACCATTGCGACATACCAGAGTACATCACCAAGTTCTTTGGCTAAGTCCATAGTATCTAGGTGACCATCACGCATATACTTCTTAACTTTGTTTGCTACCTCACCTGCTTCCCCAGATAACCCTAGGGCAGGGTAAGTTAGTTTGTCTTTGTAGATGGCTGTCTTACTAGCCTTCTCTTGGTACTCATCAAGAGTAAATGTGTTAGTCATGTACTTACCTTTTCTTCTTAGGAAAACCTTTTTTCATATTAGAGTACGCTTTAGCACTCACTGTACTCTTAGACTTAGGTCTAGAAGTACCTGCCTTACGCCTAGCATTTATGTTGGCGTATAGTCCACGTTTAGCCATATCTTATCTCCATTATAATTAACATTAACAATTAACACTTTAGTAAATACCCTAGAAACTAGAGTATACTATAGGGGTAACTAAAGCCCCCCTATCTAGTAGGGAAGGTATTAGATTATATGTTGGTTTTTCTACTAAATTTAACTTCGTTACAAGTTGCTCCCCACTCCAGGATAAGCCCTTTTTGGACTTTATCTTGCATGATAACTTGAATCATCGCAGGGTTAGGACAAGTAGCCAAGACTTCAGTCTTAGTATCCAGTTGTCCATTGGGTAGCATTACGAATATTAGAAATATTACTTTACTCATTGTTGTGTGCCTTTCATATCCAAGAATTACTTGTTGGTTTTCTCCCTACTGTATTCTCCATGAATGCTTCTAATTCTTGGTCTAAAGCTGCATTCTGGCTCTCTAGGGCTGACAGTACCATATCCCTGTCCATTCTTTCAACCCAATAGTTTACTGCTATAGCCAAGGCATCCAATAAGTCATCGTGACGCAGTGAGCCTCTGTCTTTTGTAAGACGGGTCATCTGTCTAAATAACTGGTGGTCTGGGTCTAATTTAAAGTCTTGATGAATCATTTCTAAGTTCACAACCAACTTATGCTGATTCATTACGGGTTCTAAGGTATCTATTATTCTTAGTTCTTTCTGCTTATTATGCCTAACTTCCTCAATACTGCACGGATGTATCTTTGCCATAATTGGTTTAAGCAATTGGGTAGCCATACCATCACCAAAGTTTGACTCAATGACCACATAATTAACATCTTGTTCTTTAGCCACGTTAGCAAGCTTTGTAAGCGTTGCTTCACTGTATCCACCATCTAATGCTCCTACACTTGTTACATATAATATACCGTTCAGCATCTTAACGACTGCATATGCTGTCTTGTCTTCACCCCTACCTGCGGGGTCAATTGACATTACTGAACCTTCAAACTCCTCAAATTGCTCTGCCATATATAACGGAGCAACCCAGTAGTCACCTTTCAGACCTACGTTAGGTATCTCTGAATCTATTTCTTTTATCTGGTCAGCCCCAGAAGCCCATTGTATCTTTGTCGGTGCTTCATTCCATGTTGAGCTGCCCGACACAACAATAAGGTCATTAAGCTTTAATGGATAGCGGTTGAGGTCAGAAAGAGAAGTATCAAGCATAAACTGAAGATTAAATCCTGTTCTGCCATAACTTGCTTCCCTTTCTAATAAATCGATATCATCAAACCTTTGTGGGTCTGTTGGCTTACCTTCTAATGTTTTGTCTTTTTTTAACGCCTCGCTAAGAACTGGTGCGAACTTGTGTCCGTAGCTGATGCGTTGGATTTCTTGTGGATACCTAGCTGTCCATATTCTAGTCTTGAACCCACGTTCCTCAAGGTCATTATAAAGTGACATCTCTGACTGTGGTGTTCCTAGGAATACAATACGTCCTACTTCTGGCTTAATAATAGCGTCAAACTCTTTTACAGTTTCACTTAACCTGTCACGCATTAGTTGCGTTTGGGAGTTATTGGCTGACTCAACGTCATCTGCAATGATAAGGTCTGCACGGCTACCTGTTAGCTGCGAGGTGATACCTAACGACTTAACAGACGGAGCGTGTGACGCTCTGGCAGGGGCTACGTCAAAAGATACCTTAGAGTGTCTTTGGTCTGGTGTAGCCTTTAGATGCTCCAGTATGGGCATCTCTGCGATTAATCTTTGGGTAAAGGTACTGAAGTCATCACTACGAGATTTAGAGGCCGATACGACCAATATGTTTCGTTGAGGGTTCAACAATAGTTGATGACAAACAAAAGCTGAAGTAATCCAGGATTTACCTACGCCACGAAAGGCTTCGATAAGTATACGTTTGTCATTACCCTGTAGAAAATCTGCGATATCGTACTGTATCGGAGTTGGTGGGGGAAGTGTTAGGTGTTGCCAAGCAAGATATAGAAAATTTTTAAAGTTTTTTACTTGAGCAACTTGAGGTTCACTCTTCATCGAATGGTAGACTCTCTGTTAATACGTTCTTAGGTTCATCTTTTATTTCTACGCCATAGGCTCTAGTAATATCTAGACAAACTTTTAATTCACTTGCAGTCAACTCATCACCCGACTTTAGTAACTGGTATGCTTTGTTTACCATCATCTGAGGCAACGCATCCTGTTGGGCTTCAAAAGAGTTAGCACCACAAGTACATATTTTCTTACCTTTAAGTTCTACAACTTTAGGGTCTGAAGGCCAATCAATGTTAGTCATGCTCATTCCTTTTCTAATTGTTCAACACGGTATTTTAACAGTCTTATTTGTGTTTTAAGTTCTGCTACGTCTACAACAGTTTCCTGTACAGACTTAGGTGGCTCAAACTCATCTATCCATGTGTCGTTTTCAACAATCTCTTCCCAATGCATTTTCTGTTCATGCTCTAAGAAAGCTAATCTTTCGGTGATTCCAAAATACCCCCAGACTGATACGCCTGTAAACGCAATCAATGCGATAAGGTTTTTAAGAGGTATCGTAAACTCGCTGCCTTCGTTTAACTTTGCAGCCATCACTTCTTACCAAACATCTTGCTTGCACCCTTGATACCAAAACTCGCTGATACGATAACGCCTAGCGTATATTTGTACCAATCTGGTGTCATAGATAACGCTTGAAACCCTCGCTCAACGTATTCTACTGTCCACGGCAAGAAACAAAGTAGCAGTGGAATTGAAAATAAAATTGTTAAATATTCGTCTTTCCAAGATTGTTTAGAACCCTTGATAGCCTCAACATCCCATGCGATTTCACCAGTGATTTGCTTTTCCATCAATGATGTTTCAGCTTCAATCTTAACTAGCTTCTGTTTTGCTTTGGCTTTTTTAGTGTCTATGTAGCCAGTAACCGCACTACTAGCGACTCCTAGTACGCCTTGTAGCAATACGTTCAGCATAGTTACTCCTATATGTATTCTACTATTGTTGATATTGAGGGGTTATGACGGGTGTCTACGTTAGAAAAATACGTCTTAGTTGTAGTTTCTTTGCGTATCCTACGCCCACCGTCTGGGTCTATTTCTTCATAAATCTTTTCTTCAACTTCTTTTAGTAAAGTTCGCATTACAATGTACCTTTCAAAAACATTACCCAATAATATAAAACCACACCTGCAATTACTGTAGTGGTTATAGAACCGACAATCATAACTATACGTTCTTTGCGGTCAGCTTCTTCTTGTAGTGCTTTCTTTATTAGTACACGTTCATTGGCAATCTCTGCTTGTAGTCTTTCCCATTGTCCGGGTTTTCCAAAATACTGAAATGCTTTACGCAGTTCTGCCCGCATATCTTCTAGCTTTTCTTTTTGAAAGTGCTTTTCGATAGCTGAGTCTTCGGCTAGTGAGAACTTTGCCTTTTTCTTACGGGCTTCGCCCCATTGTAGTTCTGCTTCTCCCTTGGCATAGCGTGATACAGCACCCGATAATGAAGATAAATCTTTCCCCATTTGGATGCCTTTCATAATCGCAGAATGCCCCGCAGATAATGCGGCAAATGCTGAAATAGGGTCTATCATAGAGTTTCACCCTACCTTTCTTTGATTATGTCGATATGTTTTCCATTCTCTTTACAACACCTTTAGGTATGACTTGGCATCTGCCATACAAATCATCATCATCTTCTGTGGCTTTATCCGCAGCAAGAACGATGTAGTCATCATTTTGTTTAATTAAATATCCTACTGAGTCTATAGAAGCAGGTGTTTCTTCTAATAGTTCTTCTTTTGATTGCCATGAACAATCAGATGTTTCGACAGTATCTATCCAAACAACTTTTACTAAAGGGTATGTCATGTAATCTTTGTTATTAATACTATTGCTAAACCAATAAACGAAACTGTAGACAACATAATCATAGCTTCTAGTCTCCATAATCTTTTATCTAACGCTTCTAATTTATCGTTCACCATTTGATACCTCACTGCACACTCCTTTTCATGGGCATCTAACTCCATCTGAACTTGTAATTCGGGATTCATTGTTTGTGCCATCTTCATTCAACTATTCGCCCGACTTTGGTATGTCGGTTTTAATTTTAGCAATAGCGTCTTTCCAAGTAGTTGTACCGTTTATTTGGTCATCGTATTGCATTTCAAATTGATTTAACTCATTATATTTAACTTTACGTTTTCTTGCGTAGTCTTGAGCGTCATGTTTTGCTTGTAATGAAGCTTCTTCTGCGTCTACTAAAGATTGGTTTAAAGTTACAACATTACCATCAATATCTTTAGGTATGTCATCAACAATACTTATAACTGTTGGGTGTGTGTTATATATAGCTTCGTGTTTAAACATTATTTTTCTATCTCCATAACTGATATTGTTGAAGAACCTCT